TACACCCAACGAATAGGGAACTGTTCTCGAAGCATAGCTTCCGAAATTTGTTGGGCTACCTGCTGTTATTGTCGTTCCACTTACATCAAAAGCATAACCAACAACACGATAAGTTGAGCCAGAGCCTGAGTACATATCGTGTACAGCTACACCTTCGCTACCGTTCATTGAAACCACAAGAGAGCCATCCTCTGTTGTTGTTCCTAATCGAACAGCCGTTCCTACTGTAACCCCACCTGATCCAGTATCGGTTATCGGGACAAGTGCAGGATACGCCAGACCATACACATCTCGCGTTACAACAGTGATTTCATTAACAGAATCGTATGCAGCTTGCATAGATTCGAGTCTAGTTTGATTTGAAGATATTGAGGTGGCAGTTCCTACAGTTATCGAAGATGAACCAGTAATTTCAATAGGTATACAAATAGGTCCGTAAGAGTTCCATATATCTTTTGCTTCAAAAATAAGCATCCTTCCACTGCTAGGATCAAAAGAAACAGTAGGACCATAACTACTATCTCCACCTGCTCTTCCTCCCCATACATTTGATGAAGAAGTAATATAATTAGAACTATCAATTGAAATTACTCTTACTTGATACGAATTATCAGAGGTAACTACCATCCCGTAGCCTTGTGTACTGTCCCAAGCAAACCCACTCTTATAACTGATACCCAACCCTAAAGTTGTACCCCAAGTTATAGTTCCATTCGCAGCCACCGCACCTGCTCTTAAATTGCAACGATAACCGTCATACCAAAAAACAATATATCTATTGTTCGCTGCATCGAAAACAGGAACAGCCATAGACATTGTACCGCCTGTACCACTAGCTGGATTTCTTATGCTTACTTGGCTGCTTACAGAACTTCCAATTGTTGTTTGAACCACTGGCTCAACTTTTCCATCACTGCGTAAAGCGACAGTCTGCCCATTATTTATTGCACTTTGAGCAACAAAATCTAAACTATTCTGTATTCCACCAGACGGAAGAAGTTCAGATAAAGCTGTCATTAGACACTCCAGCCGATAGTGGCATTTACATAAGTCATTACGATTTCTGCAAAGTTTTTATCAAAAGTAAGATCAGACGCATCACTAGCAATGTTTGATCCGTTTCTAGCAACGGTAAAGTTAGTTGTCGCTGCAGCACCAGTTCCATCTTTAACTGTGACTGAGTCACCTGCTGACGGACTAGAAGGTAAAGTAATGGTTATTGAACCTGCCGTTGCTATTATGTAATCACGATTAACAGCAGAATAATTTGTGCCTTTCATTAATGGAGTAATTGCTCCAGAACCACCGTTTGCAAAAGGCAATGTGCCTGTAACGCCAGTTGTTAAAGGCAAACCAGTTGTGTTTGTAAGTACACCTGCGCTTGGTGTTCCAAGATTCGGTGTTGTAAGAACTGGACTTGTTAGTGTTTTGTTTGTAAGCGTATCTGTAGATACCAAACTTACTAAAGTCGAGTTTGCACCTTTAGGCAATAACATCTCATTTGTTACATTTTCAGAATGAGGTTGCGCTGTAATAGATTGACCATGACTGTTGGCAGCACAATTAAGTTTAATAGTACCTTCGCTAGAACCTCCACCTCTGATAACCATCGTGTAATCAGCAGGTAAAAACTCCATTGAGCCACTAGCCGTAGTGGTTATCCCACTTAGAATTGGAGTCGTTAAAGTTGGTGTTGTGCTTAAAACAACAGAACCTGTCCCAGTTTTTGATGTAACGCCTGTACCGCCATTGGCAACAGGTAAAGTACCTGTAACTTGTGATGCAAGATTAATAGAAGTTGCTGTGGGAGCAACAGCAGCCCACGCAGACCCTGAATAAACCTTCATTTGATTTGATGAAGAATTAAAATACAAAGCGCCTGTTAATAAAGCGTTACCGTCATTGTCCAAAGTAGGATCAGATGATTTATCACCCAAATAGCGGTCATCAAAGTTATCATAAGTTGTTGCTGCTGCTGCTGCACTGTTTGCACTCTGAGTCGCACTTGTTGCTGCATTTCCCTCAGAAGTCGAGGCTGCTGACGCGCTACTCGCACTAGCGGTTGCGCTGTTGGCTGCTGCTGTGGCTGAGGTAGCTGCTGAGGTTGCACTTCCTAATATGCCGTCAACATACGCTTTTGTGGTTGAATCTGCCGAATCAGTGGGCGTTGCAAGACCAGTGATCTTGTTGTTACCCATCGCAATAGCACCAGACATTGTACCGCCTGATAATGGAAGACCACCACCTGCTTGTGCTAAAACATAAGCCTTAGTTGCTGCATCCTGATTAGACGTTGGATCACCCAGGCCAGTAATCTTGTTAGTGCCCATAGCTATCGCGCCACTCATAGTACCACCCGCAAGAGGTAGCTTTAATGCGATAGAGTTAGTTACTGTTGTGTGAAAAGCTGCGTCATCATCTAATGCAGCAGCAAGCTCATTAAGCGTGTCTAATGCAGCAGGAGCGCCATCAATAAGGTTTGTAATTAGCTGATCAGCATACGCCTTGGTCACAGCGTCAGTTGCAGCAACAGGCGTACCAATATCTGTTAGTCGTGCAGTGTTAAAGTCTACCGTACCTGTTAACGCAAGATTATGTAAATTGGTAGTACCAGATGTTGCTGTAACATTTCCTGTCAAATTTCCCGTGACATTTCCTGTGACATTTCCCTGGAGATTGCCTGTTACGTTACCTGTCACCGCACCTGTGAGGTCACCTGCAAAGCCTGTAGTAGCCGTTACGGTAGTTCCTGTAATAGCTAAAGCAGAGCTACCACCTATAACCATACCGTTGACTGTACCGCCTGTAAGGACGGCATTACTAGAGTTTAACGTACCGTTAGCGGTAAGTGTGCCTGTGACAGTTCCAGTAGCAGTAGTAATAGAGCTAGGATTAGTGCCTAGTTCTACAATCTGAGTAGAATTATTCTCTGTAAAAATTCGCTTGTCAGTTACGTTAACCGCTAACTCGCCTTTAACCAAGTCACTCGTACTTGGTACGGCCGATGCGGTAGAGCTATTCTTGGTAATAATTACTGTCATGATTTATCTCACCACTTAGTCTTATGACTCCAATAACGAGCCGATAACTTTGAAGGGGATGCGTCTTGTGCGTTATGCCTAGCGTAGTAAGATTTCTTTCTAGCTTTATCTTTGGCAGTCTTGGGATTACTCCCTGCGCCTTTAACGCCTTGTTGTCCAAATCGTATAGTCTTAATTTGGTCACCTTGTTTAGCCACAACAACATGACTCTTGGTGGGATGACCAGGAGTACGCTTTGGTTTGTTAAAACCAGAAACGCCAATCTTTTTTAATCGGGGATCTTTCATAAAGAATAAGGGGGCAGATTGCTCTACCCCCCTCCTCTATTAACCATTTACAGCCATTATGAAACCGCTGTCAGGACGATAAGTCTTAACACCGTATAATGTGTCAGCAGTATAAAGAGTACCTAAGAACTCTTGCTTATACTGAGTCTGTGAACGTATGCCTAGCTGCTCTGCCAAGATCATTGTATCGTTGTGAACTAGCATAGCTGCTCGGATTTGACCACCTGCTGAGTTTTGTGCAGCAGTCTCAGTGATCGGGCAGTTAGTAGAAATGAATACATCGATGCCGTATAGGTTACCGATCTTTCCATTTTGTACAGGCTCACCGCTTACAAAGTCAGAAGAGACATATCGGTCAACACCCATGATTGCATTACGCAATGCAGGAGGTATTACGAATGCACGATTATCCATAGGGACATCAGCATCATCTTGCTTCTGAATAAGGTCACGGAAACACGCGTCTGTAAATACGTCTGCTGTTGTGACTGTGTCGTCAGCGTATGCGGTTAGGCCAGTTGACGCATCACAGAAAAACGCAGCAGCAGTATTAGTCCAAGCAGTACCGTTACCAGTACCGAAAGACTTACCAAGATCCATAAGGTCTGTATCGACCTGACGGGATAGGGCATAGCCTGCATCTGAAGTATAGAAGTTACGAAGACTTGAAAGAGCTTGTGTCTCAGTAATGTCCTCAATAATGCGTGAGTATTCGTAGTGCTTGTCTATTGCAACTTGCACTTCGCCCTCAGTAGCATTCTGAATTGTTACCGCAGTAGCAGAAGCCTTAACGTGAGCATCTCCACGAACGGGAGCAGGAATGTGAAAAATATCACCCTTCTTTCCTGTTACGCTCATCTTCTTAACAATGTTTGCGAGAATTAGATTCTTCTCATAGGCAGCACGAATTTCGTCCGACCAAATTTCTGGAATAAATGTAGCAGCACTGGTATTAGTTACCGCACCGCCCATATTGGGATAGGTTGAATCAGTCATGTCTTAGATCTCCAAAAGGTTATCTAACCCTTTTTTCAGCATAGGCACGTTGGATTTCTCCTTCCATAGCCATATACCTTTTAGGGTCAGTTTTCATTAGCTCAATAATGTCTGCCCTTCTATAGATCTTTTTGCGAGATGTCTCTGAACTACCGTTAGCACTACCAGTTGATGCAGCATTAAGAGTTTGCTTACGATCTTTGCGTTCAGTCTCTACGGCTCTTGTTACTGTTTCTTGAGTTGATTTCCAATTGTTAAACAACTCATCCGCAGCATTATAGTCGTATCCACTGTTTGCTCGATTGTACAACTCTTTACGAATTTCACTACCTACAACCCATTTTTGAAACTCTGGGTTGACAGCAATTTCCTTCATGTCAGGATGCTTCTGCTGTAAAGCGGTCAGCGTCTGACTCTGTTGCATTTGCTTCCCCAATTCCTCTAACTGCTTGATAGTAGGATGGTTGGCAATCTTCTGTTCTACGGCTTTGTCAGGCTCTGCAAAGAAATCTATTTCTTCGGCTTTTTCCTGTTCCTTGACTTCGCTTTGCTTGAGAATGAAATCATCAACAATCTTTCGTAGTTGACCCACTTCCTCACCTTGGCTGCCCATTCTAGACTCAGCCTCTTGATGCATCTTTACCAGTTCTGCGGGAGTTTTACCTTGGTATTGCTCTGGAAGTTCTGGTTGTGGTTCTTCTACATTAGCTACCTCTTCCGAGACTAATTCACTTGTTTCTTTATCATCTACCTCTTTTAAAGGTTCATCAATAATTTGCGCCACTATTAAACTCCTATGGAAACAAGACCAACATATAAGCTACCCCACAAGGGACTTACGAATCGGCTACCTTGCGTTCATGTTTTATCTTCTTCTGTCTATCTTTAGCCCACTTCATAGTCGCTCCAGGAAAGTGACCAGAAATAGGATCAAGTGCAATCTTGACAGGTGAGATAATCGTACTACTCATCTTTCCGCACGTTGGACAAGGACGCTCTCTAACTTCATCAAGCTTTACAAAAGCTTCATGTATATGCCCATCAGCACATTTAAAGTTAAACAGTAACACTGCTACCCTCCTTGCGGATATGATCTATCGTAGATTCTAAGTTGAGAATTAAAGATAAGATGTTTAACTGACCTTTACGGAACATTAAGTCATCGTTATCTTTTGTGGCCTCAACGGAATTTATATTAACTGCATTAGCTCTAAGCTCATCTAGCAGTCCTTTCCATCCTTCGGTCATAAACATATCGGCCAAAGAATCGTAATACTTTTCTGTTTCTTGATCCATTAAGACAATGCCTTAGCAGTTTCAAGATTTAATTTCTTTTCTTTCAATACAGTATCTGCCACTTTGAGTCGTCTTTCAAACTCTTTATCATCCTCAGTGCCTACCTGTAGGTTAGTGGATACTGCTTTAATTCTGTCATTTTCAAGCTCTACAGGGATAGCTTTAGTCTCTGCTGCTATCTTACCTGCTCTTGCTTGAGACTCTGCAGCTTGTCCGTTAAGCGCATTTGTTTGCGACTGCTGGAACTGGAACTGCGTTTGCTGCGCTAGTTGCGCTGCTTCTTGAGCTTCTGGGCTAGGCTGTCCTGCTTGCTCTAGCGTAGCTATTAGCTCTTCTCTGTTACTTAGATTCATATTATCTATAATAGATTGAATCAAAGAAGGATACATTGGTGAGTCAGCGGGCATAGTTTGTAATAACTGTACTAGCTGAGTTACCTCGTATTCTCTGGCGATTATACCCAAAGAAGACGTTACCTCAAATACATAATCCGCAACAGGATAGATCTCTGGCTCAAACTGCATATAGCGATGAGCAGCCTTAGTAACAAACGGAATTAAGAAAGAATCTTGGAAGTTAACCAAAGTCCTCTTATGTCTTTTTATAATAGCACCTAGCGACATACTAATACCTGCTGCTGTCGCCTCACCATTGATAGACCCTGGAACACCCGCAGAATCTATAGCACCTGTTGCTGTTTGAACCATTCGTTGTAATTCAGCAGCTTGTGCAAATGTAATTTGAGAAACTTGCCCAAAGTTAAATGGCTGTAATACTTCCGCAGGATTACCATTGGTTAGTATTATTTTGCCTGGAGCTACCGTAGGATTAGCCCCGCGAGGTAATCTGGTTGCGTCCATTGCCATCATTGGGTGTACTGTTAAAGCTAGTGCGTCTATTCTTGCTCTAAGCTCTGCATCCAATGCTTTCTGAGAGTTGTATCCCTTTTCGCAAACACCACGACCCCAGAATCGTCCAGGGACTATATCCCACGGGAATGCGACTACTGGTCGGTCTTGCATCATATACGGGTTCATCTCTGCCTTGAGCAAAGTACCACCGTTAGCAATAACTACAATAGCTTCAGCGTAATAGCCTTCGTCTTCTGTAGCATCTGTTAGCTGTTCAACCTCTTCATACTCATCATCGTTTACTAATAGATGGCGGGGGACAAGACCATAATATTTAGTAAGCCTGACTTTATCCGTAGGTTGCGTGGTAAGTTCTGGGTCTGAGTCTAAGTCCGAGTCCTCTGGCGCGTAACCTAAAGGCGTATCTTTATACACACCCTTCTCTTGTAGAATCTCTACGCTATGGACAGGGACATACTCATCAATTGCTACGCCTATTGCATCGTCTACACTTGTC